TGAAAGGTGCGCATCCAAAATTAATTCATCATACAAATTGTATAACAATAGTCTCTTGGGACGATCCACGTTTTCAGCCATTTGCAGAGCAGTACGCCATGCCTTTATGTCTTTTCGTGCACGTGCTCTTTGTGATGCAATTACTTGATTGGTTACCTTATTAGGACGTTTATTTGCCATTAGTAGTAAAAGTTTTGTTTTGGTGATGAATTACCTTTCCTGAGTGGTATTTGCTCTGATTCTTCTTTGGCTGGTAATGGTGGATTTGTAAAGCCATCAGCAGTTTTTTCCAACCAATCTACAGAACTGTTGTATCTGTCTTTTCTCAGCTCAGGGATATTATCTGGAGATTTACGGGAATGCAAATGATAAAGAACAATATCGCATAGATACATCACAACCAAACCATTTCTAGTTTTAGCAGCATCAAACACATCTACAATATTGTATCGAGTGTTTAAATAACCACTCATTTCATCAATGGCCCGACCTTCAGCAGCATCCAAAATTGCTTCCTCCGTCAAAGTATCATCAGTGGTCAATACATTTAGAGTCTTTTCGTCAATGACAATGTATAGATCAGTTTTAGTAATAAAATCCATGTTTAATATTTTCGTGATTCACGATTTACAACCCGATAGGGTTTCTTATTTTTCGATCCTCCAAACTTCATCAAATACTTGATGGCTTGTTCGTCAGCGTCTGGTGCATCATCCTTAGTTGAATAACCTGGTTCAATTCCTTTAGTTTGTGCTATTCCCTGTTGTGTATCGTTGTGACCTTTTAACTTCTTATTGTGATAGACGCGACCATTCTGATACAGGGGATGCAATCTTTGAATAATTCTCAACTCCTTTTTACCTGTTGGCGTATCCACTTTCACTAGATTCAGAACTATATTTTGTTCTTCCTCAACTTCCTCGATAATTCGTTCAATTTCATCATTCCAGAATTGAGCTTCAAATCTCCATAAGACATAAACCGATTTTGGTAATGATTTTTGATACTGTGCAATCCACAACACAGCTGGCTTTATTTTAGATTGTTTTACAAAGCAATCGATAAGGAAGTAATTACGTTCTTTTGCACCCCATACTCTGACAGCATTATAATCACTTGTACTAGTTCCGGCATAAGCAATATCCCAATGGCCAACAATAGCATCCATATGATTAAGATGTGGTAATTTCTTCCATTGAAAGTATTCTTCTTTGAATATGGAACCTTCTACATGTGGATCATTATTATATTCAGCATTAGCAGCCAGTGTTCCGATTTCTTCTTCAACAATGTATCTGTAATGCTCTGAATTATACTTTTCTTTCCAAGTAGGCTTGTAAGTTGTTGGTTCAAATGCATTTACTTTGATTACATCCCACTTTGGCATCATTTCCAGAACTACAGAAAAAATCATTCTTGGAGTGAAATGATTGTTCGCAAGAATTACACGCCTATTACCTGAATCCATTGAAGGCACTAATGATCTAAGAAGCCATTTGGCATATCGTGTTTGTCTTTTGGGGTTATTGGTAATCAATTCAGTTTCCCAATCGTCACAAACAATAAAATCAGGGCGTTGACTTCCGACACGCAATCCCCGTGGATCTTGCCCCATTCCCAAAGCCTTACCAATAAATCCGTTTTTTGTTTTAAAAAAACCAGTTTCCCATTGACCAGATTGATGTTGTAAACCAAAATCATTAATTAGCCTTCGATTACTTTCAAATTCTGCACGAATATCATCTAGTAATATTTTTGCTTTGGTTTCATTCTGACCTACTAATACAAAAAAATTGATGTCGCCATTAATCCAGAGCCAAAGCGGTATTGATACATCAGAAACAACAGATTTTGCAAGTCCACGACCCCACTTGAACCATCCTTTATATCTCTTGTTCTTTTTAACTTTTTTCGCTGCCTTAATATGGAATTTAGGAGTTCCAGAAGTTGCAAAATGAGGTAAATAATATTGAACAAAATAGGCGTAATCCTTTTTAGCTTTGCTAATACGTGCGCTTTGATCTTCATCAGATTCATAAGGATTGATTGCAGTAGTGTCAGCAATACGTTTGCACTTTTCACGCCACCATTTCAGATATTCCTTATCTTTTCTTTTTGTGATCATACTGTTCGTGCTTTTTCCTCAATAAAATCAAATGCAATTGATGTCAATTCAATCAATTTCTTTGGATAGTTCTTTTCAATCCAGTTGGTGTATTCGTCAAATACTTCTATGTATACATGTAGGGGAGCATCAGCAAGTGTTTCAATTTCCTTTCTCAGTACTGCTTTTGCATACGCTAGTTCTTTTGTTGGCACACCATCACAATCATCTGTAATCCTTCGATTAACAGCTTTAAGTTGGTTGTATGCATCTTGTAATAACTGAGGACGTGTAATCGTCGTGTTTTGCTTGATTTCATCCCAATTAAACTTATTGATCCATTTACGAAGCGTTTTTTCAGTACATCCAGCACGTGATGCAATTTCTTTCCTGTTTAGACCACTTTTGATGTACAGAGATTTTGCAATCCTCTGTTTTTCTGTATTTGTCATAGTACAAAGTTGCTTACTTATTGGGTATGAAATGAAATACATATACAGTCAAACGTATTGTTATTTCAATAACGCAACTCACGTATTCAGCTATTGTACAGGAAGTTGGAATTACAGCCAAACTGCGCAAACTTTGTGTTGTTAATAATTGAATAATCAATCAAAAATAATGAAGTTCAAACCTTTTGTTTTAACTGACAGTACAATCAATAGTTATGGATTCACCATCGACATGGGGAATCTCAACTTAGATAGATTCGAAAAGAATCCTGTCATGTTATATAATCATTATGGATTAATTGGACGCTGGGAAGACCTCAAACTTGAAGATGGAAGATTGTTAGGTACACCAGTCTTCATGAAAGACAAAGAAGAGACTGAAGCTATTAAAGTAAAAAAGCGTGTTGAAGACGGTTTTTTAAAAGGGGCATCAGTTGGAATTCATATTCTTAAATGGACTGAAGTTGAAGGTGAAGCTCCTGTTGCCACTGTCGAAATTATTGAATGTTCAATTTGTGATATTCCATCAAATAAAAACGCTCTAGTATTATATGACCAAGATGGCGTTAAGCTAGAAGGTGATAGTCTAGGATTAGCACTAGAACCGATTCAAAAACTAAAATTAAAGAAGGAAATGAAATTATCCGCTGAAACCTTGGCTACTTTGGGTTTAAAAGAAGGAACTACACCAGGCGAAATCGATGCAGCTATTGCAAAGTTGAGTGCCAACAATGGTGAATTGTCAAAACAGCTAGAAACTGAAAAGGAAGCCAAGATTGAAAGTTTGATGGCTGATCCTAGAATCAAGGAACCTCAAAAAAAGGGGTTAAGAGAATTGGCAACTACTAATTTCGAATTAGCAAAGTCAATCATTAACGATCTTCCAGTTGCTGAAGATGCAACAGCACCCAGCCGAAAAACATTAGCTGGTAAAGAAATCGCAAGCAATGACAAAAAGGACTTGAATGATCGATCTGATTGGACATTCAAGCAATGGCGTGAAAAAGATACAAAAGGATTGCTGGCCATCAAGCAGAAAGATCCAGAACGTTACGCTCTTATGATCGAATCATAAGAGAAGTATTCTCATTCAATAGTGGCGGTTCTTTCTTGGGACTAGGTTAGAACCGTCCATTTTTAAAATTACTAATTACCATTAAAAAAAATATAAATGGCGTTAAATAAAGAAATTTGGCTTCCAGAATTGCTTGAAGGATTTTACGCTGAAGACATGTTCTTGTCTGAAGCTCGAAACTTTGATGCTTTTGTTGAAAACGACAAAATCAATCTTGCAGAAGCTGGAGTAAATCCAGATGTGTTGATCAACAACACTACCTATCCAATTGCTGTTTCTCAAAGAACCGACATCGCAATTGCTTTGGAGCTGGACACATACGATACTGAAAATACACTGATTCGTAATATCGAGACAGCAGAATTGTCATACGACAAACGTACAAGTGTGCTTTATGGACATCGCCAGGCATTGCGGATGAAGTATATGGAAAAAGCGATTCATGCTTATTCACCAGCAAGTGATGATACCTTCACACCTGTACTTACAACATCTGGTGTTGATGATGGAAGTGGATTTAAATCGCTATCCTATGAGGATATCATGGATCTGGAAACTAGATTTGATGATGCAGAAATCCCCTCTGAAGGTCGTGTTTTGGTCTTAAACACTAACCACAAAAAGCATCTTAAAAAAGAAGATGCAAAATTGTTCAAAGAAATTTTCAAGGATACAATGTTCTGTGGTTTCAAAATCTATGCATTAGCGTCAAAAAGAATGCCTGTATTTGATGGTACAACATCTCAAAAACAAGCTTTTGGAAGTGCATTAACTGGAACCTCTGGTAAAACATCTGTAGCATTCCATAAGGATGAAGTTATGCGATGTATGGGTACTATGGATATGTTTTCCAAGCTGAAAGATCCTGAGAACAGAGGTGACATGTACGGTTTCCAAGGTCGTGCCTTAGCACTGCCAATTCGCAACAAAGGCATTGGAGCGATCTACTCTGTAGCTGTGTAGATGTTTAATTATAAATTTTGATTCTTCCAAACTCGGTTCCCTTCATAGGTGCCGAGCTTTGGTAGTGAAAACACTATTCAAAATTAAAATTCAAATCATGAAAAACCTTTTAAGTATTTTAACACCATTACTTTTTATCACCTTGTTTTTTGGTGTCGCTCAATCAATTGATATCCCTGTAGAAAGTGAATCCAGTATCGTTATGTGTTCTAGTATTTCTGCCATGGATTACCAAGGCACGAATCAACCAGTATTAGAACAAGTTTCCCAACCTGGTAGAACGGTTCCTTATGTCAGCCAGTTCACCAATATTCAATCAGATGTTGAATCCCTACACGAAATACAAAACGGGATAGAAATGCGGTCTAACTACTATAGGAAATCAAGTATTGATAATAATCATTCAGGTGAACTTGTATTGAAAACCTTGCATCCTTATCGCTCTGAGCCATACAATGAATGTTATTCTGATAATTCTTCTTCATTTGAACAACATCAACGTAAGGGCCCGATTCTAGACATTATCAAACCAATCATTAGGCGTCTATTTAGTTAGAAACCAATGCTGCGAGATATCAAGTACATAGTATTGCATTGTACTGCATCTAGTCAAAGTGCCACTATATCTGCAATACTAAGATATTGGAAAGATGATCGGGGCTGGAAAAACCCCGGTTATCATTTCATAATAGAAGCAAATGGGAATGTAGTTCAATTACAGCCTATTGAAAAGCCTTCTAATGGTGTCAGGGGATACAATCAAAGTTCAATACATGTTAGCTACATAGGTGGTAAAGATGGGATTGACGATCGAACAAACAAACAGAAAATTGCGATGGCTGCAATCGTAAAGGTTTTACATGCTGTTCATCCTACTGCTAAAATTCTCGGACACAGAGATTTTCCAAATGTAGCTAAAGCCTGTCCAAGCTTTGAAGTGAAGCAATTTTTAAAGGAAATAAACTTATGATTCTTCAATTAATCCTTAATATTTTAATAAGCACAAATGAGGTGCCAGGCGGATGGGCTGCCATTGCAATTGCAATAATAGGTAGTGGAGGTGTTGGAGCAATTCTAAAAGAATGGTTCAGCAATCATAATTTAAAAAAGGAAAAGGAGCAACTTCAGAAAGCATATGAGGATACAATTGTTATCAACAAAAAATTACAGTTAGACTTAGAAAAAATAAACAAGGAATTTCAAATGGCTAGTACTAGCCTAACCATAGTAATGGAAAAAATTGAACTTCTGAAAAAACTTCAAAAAACTGTTGATATTACTGGTATTGATTATGCGCTTTTATTGAAAAAAAATAGTGATGGAGGATAAACTTAAAAAAGCAATCGCGGCTATTGATGAAATGATTGAAATTGCTAGAACAATAGCAGTTGCGAATTTTGAAAAAGGTGGTCAGGATTTAACCTTTGAAATGGTTGCTTCTCTAAATGAAAAGGTACAAGCTGAGATTTCCAAAGGTATCTGGGTACAGGTAGTCAGTAAGTCAGAAAATGAATTGGAGCTTTCTTGTAGAATGGAGGATAAAGCAGAATTAGATCGACATGTCCATTCAGACTATGATGAAATTTTCACTCTGTTGAATGGTAAATTATTTGACCTAGAGACTAAAAAATTGCATGAAAATAAATTTGTTTATAAAGCTGGTGAATGGCATAATCTGGTAGCTATTGGAGATTGTCACATGTCTATTATCTGTAAAAAGGTAGATCCAGTTTAAATCACACTTAAATAACCAATATCAAAGATGAAAAATAAGAAAAGATTAATGCCAGGAGCAAAAAAAGTATTTGCTCACAATAAGGAAGTTGAAAAGATCATCGCAACTGGTGATGAACATTACTTTCTTATGAGTGCTGAAAATTTAGCGAATGACCACTGTGCTAGAAAAGGCGTGAAGTCAGTTGAAATTACACGGGAAGAGGCAGAGAATGAAAGTGTATCAGAAGATTTGACTGATACTGTTAAAGACTCAAAGCCAGCAGCAACCCAAACTGCTAAAAAGAAACCAGGACGACCAAAGAAAAAGACAGCAACCAATACGGAAGCTCCTGAAGTAACCAATACGGAAGCTCCAGAGATTAACTAAAAAATTAAGTATCAACAACATAAAATAATTCCTCAGCAATAATAAAAGGTAATTCGATGAATGATGTTATAGTAGTAAAAGGTAATTCAGGTTTAGGTCGAACATCGACTACTGATGATTCAATAAGTGGATTTATCACCAACGGTGTTAGTGTAGTTGGTGGTGCTCAATTAGACACACTTTACAATCTTGCATCTGTTGACGATGCAGATGCACTGGGTATTGATAAAACCTATGATGAAAATAACACTGTATTAGTTTACGAGCATATCAAGGAATTCTTTAGAATTAATCCAAATGCAGAGCTATACTTTATGTTGACTGACCAGTCTGCAACTTTATCTGACCTTGTAGATCCAGCTCAGGAGTTTGCACATAAACTTTTGCGAGAAGCAAATGGATCAATTAAGCAAATTGGAATTGCATATAATCCAACAGATAGAGCCATTTTTGCATCGGATACTATTGCAGCAATCACTAAAGCTCAGGAATTAGCTGATTCTGAAAACACCCAAAATCGACCTGTACAGATTATACTAGAAGGTATTGGATTTACAAAAGCTGATCAAGTAAGTACAAACCTACATCTTTATAATTCAAAAAATGTAACAGTGGTTACTGGCCAAAGTGCTGAAATAGCAAATATTGAAGAGCCTGGTTTCCCACCAATATTTCATTTCGCTAATTATGGCGCAGTAGGTACATTATTAGGAGCAGTTTCTTTGGCTGCTGTTAATGAGAATGTAGCATGGGTTGAAAAGTTCAATCTCTTTGGTGGCACTCTAACTGCTGCTATGCTCAATGGTCAATTGATTGGAGAAATTTCAACAGGAAATCTAAACACAATCAATGATAATGGCTTTGTGTTCTTCAGAACGCATAATGGTCGTGCAGGTTTATACTTCAACGATTCACATACTTGTACAGATGTCGAAAGCGATTACTTGTATATTGAAAACAATCGAACCATTGATAAGGCATCACGGAACATTAGAGCAAGATTGTTGCCATTCCTCAACTCCCCAATAGATGTTGATCCAGATACTGGTTGGTTAAGTCCAACAACAATCAAGTCTTTTGAACTTGAGGGGCGAAAGGCTTTAGAAACTATGCAAAATAGTAATGAGATCTCTGGTTTTTCTATTTATATAGATCCAGAACAGAACGTACTTAGTACATCTGAGATTGTTGTGGAATTTGAAGTAGTACCAACTGGAACAGCCAGAACATTGACTGCTAAGCTAAATTTTTCTAATCCTTTTTAATACCAGTACATCACCAGATCTAGAAATTAGAACTTAAAAAAATTGCAAAAAAATGAGCGCATTTATAAACGGCATACAGCATAGTTGGGGTTCCATTGAGACACAAATATTAGGACGCAAACCAACTGGCATCACACAGATTTCTTATGAGGATAAGCAGGAAAAAGTCAACAACTATGGTAGAGGTAGATTCCCTGTATCTCGTGGACTTGGGAAATATGAAGCAAGCGCAAAAATTACATTGCTATCTTATGAAGTAGATGCTATCCAAGAAGCATTGTCACAAGGTCAACGCTTAACAGATATTGAGCCGTTTGACATCGTTGTTTCATACTTACCTGAAGGCTCGGCTTCGCTAGTTCAGCACACACTAAGAAATTGTGAATTCACCTCAAACAAAAGAGAGATTTCAGAAGGTGATACAATGATCTCAACTGAATTTGAATTAATTATATCTCACATAGATTGGAGTTAAAAGGCTCCATTCAAAGTTCAAGGCAATCATGAAAAAGCAAACAGAAGTAATCGGAACACTGAATGAATCGCAATTAAACCAGCTGGAACAAAAGCATGGTAAGCTAATAGCTGTAGAAGTTGATTTTGATGAAAATACAGGGATAGGATATTTCAAAAAACCATCAATAAAAATCCTTTCAATCATAATGAAAGCCTTTGGTATTAAAGCAGATGGCAGTATGGAAATAACTGATTTTGAAAAGTTCACTAACGGTATAGTTCAAAACTGCTGGGTAGCTGGTGATCTAAGAATTAAAGAAGATGAAATGGCTTCGTATGGAGCAGCCATGCAATTGTTTACGATCATCAAACCACGAGTTGCCAGGATAAAAAACGGATAAGCTCCAATCTAATTAGTTTAGACCCTGGAGCATCAGAACTATTAAAAATAGGTGCAATTATTAGACAGGTATTTAATATCGATCCCTGGAAGCTGTCTGATGATGAATTTATCCAAATATCCACTGAAGCACTTTTCGTCAAAGAAAACGACAAATCAATTTTCAAAGCTGCTATTAATGAAGCACTTTATAATGCGTTTGGTAATACTGAAGAATAATGCAAGGCACTCAAATAGAATTCACGATACCACCAGAGATTTTCAAACTACTTACCAACTTACAAAGTCAGTTTACAAATCTTAATGTAAAGGTAGATGCACTTGAAGACAATGCTAAAAGCAGTTTTAAAGGCATAGGGAATTCTTTGAAGCAACTGAATCTAAATTCAATTACTGATTCCTTCGAAAAATTCAGAGACACCTTAAGCGACCTAAATGCGCCTGGAATGGCGTTTGAATCGCAATTAGCTGATATGTCAGCGATAGCCGGGGTTGTTGGAAAAGATTTAAAGGCAGTTGGAGACAGAGCACGTCAAAATGCAAAAATATTTGGTGGTGATGCTTCAAAAAGTGTCGAAACATATAAGCTGTTGTTATCTCAGCTGTCACCAGAGCTTGCGAAATACCCTGAGATCATGGCTAACATGGCAGATAGTTCCTCTATTCTGTCAAAAACAATGAATAACGACACTACAGCAGCTGTTGAATTACTTACGACAGCAATGAATCAGTATAAGGTGTCAATGGATGACCCAACAGCTGCGCAACAAACATTCAATCAATTTATGAATGCAATGGCTGCTGGTGCCAAACTTGGTAGTGCAGAGTTGCCAGCATTAGGATCAGCCATTCAAGCAGTCGGTGGTGATGCTAAAAGCAGTGGATTAAGATTTGAAGAAATGGTGTCAAGCTTGCAGTTCCTTGATAAAGTAGGTAAAAAAGCATCAGAAGGTGGTACAGCATTGAGAAATACCTTAGCAAGCCTTAATCAAGGTAGATTTTTACCAAAAGACGTTCAGAAAGAATTGCAAGGTGCAGGAATCGACCTTTCATTGCTTAGTGATAAATCGATCAAATTCACTGATAGACTAAGAGCATTAAAGCCAATACAATCAGATGCTGCATTACTATCTAAGCTATTTGGTAAAGAAAACAAACTAGCTGCCCAGGCATTAATTGAGAGTGTGGATGCACAGGATAAAATGACTGCTGCTATCACTGGCACAAATACAGCCAATGAGCAAGCTGCAATCATCATGGATACTAAAGCTGAAAAGCTATCTAGGCTGAATGCCTTTTTCGATGATGCAAAAATCACTGTATCTGGAGCTACTGGCAGTCTGCTACCTTATACAGAAGCTACGTTTGGAGCTCTAAAGGCTGTAAGTTCAGTTGTTCCAGCCATGAACGCACTAAGGCAAGCAGTAAATTTTCTAAATATTGCCGAAAAACGAGCCATTATCACAAAAAAATTGAGTGCTACTGTTACTAAGGTTGTAACAGCTGCGCAATGGGCGTGGAATGTCGCTCTGACAGCCAACCCAATTGGATTATTAGTTGTTGGAATTGCTGCAATGGTCGCAGTCGTAGGAGTCATAATTACTAAATATGATGAATGGGGTGCAGCAATGGCGCTTCTGCTTGGGCCATTTGGAACGGCTATTACTATAATCCAATCATTTCGACAGCATTGGGAATCTGTTAAAGAATCCTTTACCACTGGTGGCATCCTGGCAGGGATTAAACGAATAGGGATTGTTTTATTGGATGCAGTATTAATGCCAGTACAGCAATTGTTGGAGATGTTGGCTAAAGTACCAGGTTTAGGAAGTTTGGCAGAAATGGGAGCCGATAAAATTAAAGGCATTCGTGAGAATCTTGACTTATTACCAAAAGAACTAACAATTAAAACTATAAACGACAGTGGCATAACAAAGCCTGAAGGTTATAGTGGATTACCATTTGGAGAATCGCCCAATTCACCAAGTCCTGGTAAAGCTCCAAAAAGTATGAAACAAGGATTTGCACGAACTGAAAACAAAACCTACAGCATTCAAACACAAGCTTTAATCAAAGAATTCATCATAAAGAAAGCTGAAACGGGAACAGATGGATCTATTAAGGAATCAGCAAAAAACGAGCTAATGAATGCTCTTAATGATATAGAAGCAGCAAAATGATTGAATACACATTACCAGAAATATTGAGCAAAGTTGCAATTACCAATTATTCTTCAGAATTAATTGGATCAGTAAATACTTTGCTTAATACTGATAGTGAAATTGAATATAAAGAAGCTTTAAAAGCTGCATCAGTTGTGATTTCTGGTTATCAAATTTCGGGAGTTAATGAACTGGACAATGCTGGGTATAGTGATAGCAATTTTGAAGGATTACCAATCTATCAACCTTTTATTTTTTCAGCTACTGAAACAATTGTCAATGATTTGTTGCTTGATAGTGCAATCGTAGAAATAAACAGACAAAAGAACATTGTAGTTACCAATTTACAGGGTCGCAGTAGTAGTGTAAAAGAATTCATCAACAATGGTGATTATTCAATTACTGTAACTGGCTTGCTATGTAACAATACAGCAAGCTTCCCCAAAACACTTTTTAAGGAGCTTGAATCTTTCTTCAGTGCAGAAAGCACATTATCAATAGTTCATGAAACATTGAACAGTATAGGAATTTATGATATTGTGATTACAGATTATTCATTCCCCAATTCACCATTTACAAATATTCAACCTTATAGCTTTAATGCTTTGAGTGATACACCAATCGAATTGACGCAAGAATGAAAAAAACTGTTTGCAATATCACAATTGGAAGTTTACAATTTGATTTCGTCAATTTTATTGATGTGGAAAGCTCCTATGAATTACTTACTGATGTTGCAAGAATTATTCTTCCTTCCAACATTACAGTCAAAAATGAAAAAATAGACAATAACCAACTTTCTAAACATATTAATAATGGCGATCCTGTAGAATTGCAATTCGGGTATGATAACGACATTAAAACTGTATTTAAAGGCTATATAAAAGACATTATTCCAAAAGTTCCAATTGTGATCATTTGTGAAGATGAAATGTATCAATTGAAAAAGAATACAATTTCGGATAGTATCAGAAGCTCAGATCTAAAAACGCTGATATCTAAACACATTCCTCAATACGAAACAGAAGTTATTGATATGAGCATGGGGAATTATCGTTTTTCTGAAACCCCGGCTAAGTTTCTAGATCGGCTAAAAACCGATTTTGGTATTTTCTCATTCTTTAGAGATCAAAAATTGCATGTTGGTCTAAATAGAAATGAATCGACATCAACTGAACATGTATTTAATCTAGATTACAGCAATATCATTAGTGATAATTTACTTTTTAAATTAAAGAGCCAAGTACAACTGAAGGTGATTTGCATAAGTCATAATTCGGACGGCACTAATACTGAAGTTGAGTTTGGAGCTGCTGAAGGTGAACAACAAACATTTCATTTTTATAATGTTGAAGAAGAAGAATTGCAAAACACTGCTGAGCGAAAGTTTAACCGATTAAACTATGATGGATGGAGAGGTGATTTTACAGCCTTTGGTGAGCCGTTTGTGCGTCATGGAGATATTGTGAACTTGAAACATGAAAACAGCGAGAAAGCAGGGCGATATTGGGTCGATGGGGTTAAATATCAATTTGGTGAATATGGATATCAACAAATCATAAATTTAGGTTTGAAATTATGACTATATCTGAAATCATGAAACGTTTTATTAATAATGAAATGCCAACACAAACTGTTGTAGGCAAAGTAATATCTATTGATGAAACCAATATGACATGTGATATAGAGTTGCCTAATAAGCCCAATATGCTTGATGTTAGAATTCGATCATTAATTGACGATCAAAATACAGGAATACTTATAGTTCCAAAGTTATCAAGTGTAGTCCTAGTTGGATTGATTGAGAATAGAGAAGAAAGTGCATTCATCTGCACCTATAGCGAAATTGATAAAATACATTTAATTGTGAATGACATTCAGTTGTCTGGTGATGCGTTTGGGGGACTGGTAAAAGTAGACGAATTGACCCAAAAGCTGAATAAAGTAGAAAATGCTGTAAATCAATTGAAAGCTGATTTTAACAGTCATACACACAATGCACCCCAGGCACCAACTGGAACAGTTCCAACTTTACCACCATTAATTCCATCTACAGTTACATTGATTAATACTGTACGAAATGATATAGAAAATCAAAAAGTAAAACATGGCTAAGGACTTTTTATTTGATGAAAATGGGGATATAATAATTGAAGATGGTGATTTCGCTATCGGATATAGTGACGAACAGCACATTCAAGATTTGTTATTTGCCAATAAAGGAGAGTATAAGCAATTCCCATTAATGGGTGTTGGAATTATTGGTTTTCTTAAATCTCCATTGGATTTAGTTAATAGATCCAAACTTGAAAGAGAAATAAATCTACAACTAGAAGCAGATGGAGCCACTGGTGTAAGTGTTGTTTATACAGAAGATAGAAACATAGAAATAACTGCTGATTATGGCGAATAGAATAATTGTAAAACCAAATCAAACTATTTGGGACATTGCCTTACAAGAGCACGGAAGTATTGAAGGCGTGTTTAATGTTTTGGCTGCTAATCCAGAACTAAATTTATCTGATAATTTGGATGAAAGCGAAATTAGCATTGTCGAAAATCAAGTAATCAATGCACCAGTACAAGAATATTTCAAAGCACATGGAATTTATCCTGCTAGTTTAAAATTTGAAGCTTAATCATTAACCTTTAACTATTTCATATGAAAATTGAAAGTTCAGACATTTGCGGTTGTGTTGTTCAAGAAGTGAATCCAGAATATTGCCTTAGTTGTGAATCTAGTACGCCAACAATCGAAATAAGATTGATTAGTATGGTGGATTGCTTGGAATTGGATAATTACAAAAGTAAAATTTATAAGGAAGTGCAAAATCAATTGCAGATACCTTTGAAGATTGTCTCAACATCATTCTTGGGAGAGTCACACAAATTAGATGATTTGTATAATGGTGATAATTTGAATTTGGCAGTAAAACTCGCTAAAGAAAATAAATTTAATGGTATTACTATTTTCATAGGCGAAAGCATAGGTTCTCTAAATGGTTTCAGTCTTCCTTGGTTAAATACTTGTTTTGTGGATATTAAATCTGATTCCAAGTATAGTTCAACCATAGCTCATGAAATAGGGCATGACCTTGGACTGAACCATACATTTACAATGACTCAAGAGGAAAAAGAAATGTTTGATATAAAGGGAGATTCAGAACAATTCAACCTAATGAATTATGCAACATATACTGATCATTTGACAGAAAAGCAGATAACCTATATCAAAAACAAGGCAATTGAGAAGTATTCTTAACAGCAATCAAAAAAAACATAAATGGCACGTACAATAGCTGAAATATATGAGGAAATGGTGGTGGAAAAGCAAAGCAAAACCACTTTAAACGGTCTTCAACCAAACAAGGACGATTTTCAAACATATCTCAATGATTTGACTACCCAAAGCAAAGTTGGAGCCTGGAGATTGTTCTTCTTCATTATTTCAGTAGCAATTTGGACACATGAAAACCTATTTGATTTATTTCAAGAGGAAATTGAGGATCGTGCAGCTGAAATAATTAGTGGAACGCCTGTTTGGTATCGAGATCAAACACTGATTTTTCAAAATGGTGATTCAGTTGAATGGAATGGTACTAGGTATCAATATTTAGTTTATGATGAAACAAAGCAAATAATAAAAAGAGCAGCTGTATTTGTTGTAGGAAACCAAGTTAGAATCAAAGCAGCTAAATTAAATACTTCTGGAAGTCCTGAGAAATTGACAACAGCTGAGAAAGATGCTTTGACTACCTACATAAATAGAATTAAGTTCGCTGGAACTAATATAGCTGTTATTAGCCATGATCCTGATTTGTTAAAAATTGGCTACGATGTATATTATGATCCATTGATTCTGAACAGCAATGGTGAGTTAATCACTGATGAAACCATTAAGCCAGTAGAATACGCCATCAATTCCTACATTCAAAATTTGCCATTTGATGGTATTCTGAATCTGACTAAGTTAACTGATCAAATCCAATCAGCCAATGGGGTTGTTGATCCAATCATAACTTTTTCTGAAGCTAAATATGGATCGCTTGTATATACTCCAATTATTAACAACTACAATGCAAATGCTGGACATTTAAAGATTGATCCAGCTTTCCCTTTAAGTGGTCAAATAAATTACATGCCAAATGTTTAATGTGAATTTTTTCAAAAGATTAACAGAGTTATTACCTATAAGAAAGGTAACCACAAGGAATAAGGAACTGCTCCAAGCTATTTTAAGTCCATTGGAGAGTCTTTACAATAAATTCCTAGCGAAGCGTAATGAAATCATTTATAAGCTCAAATTCAACGCCCAGGTTGTTTATTTAGAGCATTATTTGAACGATACCTACGATCCTACACTTAGAAGGATATTTATTCAAGACAAGGCTAACATAAATTATAACTACCTATTCAACAGTGCTGAAAATAGAACACCAATATATTTATACAATAGATCTGAAAGTTCGCCTGTATATGTTAGTAATGATAGTGAGTACAAATATGCTATTGATTACATTGTAAAAGTACCTTCAGATATTACATTTAACCAAATAATGATGCGAAGCCAGATTAACACTTACAATTTAGCTGGCAAGCAATTCACAATTGAAACATTTTAAAAATGAATAAGTTACACACAGACATAAATGGAGGGTTTCCATTTAGCTTAGATGATCTTAGATGGATAGATGAAAGTATCCGAGATTCAATAAAAGGGTTTATGTCAACTTTTGGAATAGCTGATACAGAAGCCTTTATTTTGTCAGGATTGGTCTATACAGACAACGGAACTTCATTTTCCCTCACTGAAGGTTATGTGGTTATAGAGGGCGAAGTTTGTCATTTCCAAGCTCAAACAATAAATAATCCACCTTCAGGACAAGCAGCTTACTTTGAAATTGATGTCACCTACGATCCAACTAGATTAGTTACTTTCGAAAATGGTATGTCGCATGATGTGTATGAAGTACGTAAAGCAAAATTAATTACTGGAAGCGATACTACAACTGGAGTCACTTTCTATGACGATACCAAAAGGATTTTTGATATCATAAGAGAAAACCTTCCAGAGCTTGCCAATATTCCTTCTAACACTAGTGATATAAATGGCAATAAAAGCGACATTACATTACTGATATCTAATTATGCCCAACTTGCAGCTGATTTGATCGGTGTTAATACTACATTAGCTGTAAATGCAACTGAGACTGTATTAGGTAGAATTAAGATAGCAACACAAACAGAAACTAACGCAGGAACTGATGATACTAAAGCAATAACACCTTTAAAACTGAAAGGTGTACAAGCATCAGTTACTCAAGTAGGAGTGACTAAATTCGCTGATGCTTTAGAAACTGCACTACCATCTGTTAGCAATAAAGCGATCACTCCAGCAAGTTTATGGGGTAGTAATCTCATTGGAATTATTCTATTACGTGGAACTGTCTACCTAGGAAACTTCCCCTTAACAGCGAATGGTACCGATACTGTTGCGCTTGGAGCAAATGTAGGAACAACCAACTACATTGTAACTGGTAGTATGAGAGTAGTGAGTGGTGCATTTGCAAACAGCAATGACGTAATCTGGTCAGTACAGAATAAGACTGCAACATCTTTTGATATCGTTGGGCATAAAATTAACTCAGCTAATACAGGAGATCTTGAATTTGAATATGTTTTGATAAAGATATAATCTTTTGCTTTTACTTGTTTTTGCCATGATTGGGGAGCCTTGCTGGCTCCCTTTTTTATTATTATCTTTGGCAAGAACTAAGATTGTTTTGCAAAATAAATGTACAATTCGTTTTTAAAAAATGTACAATTCGTTTTTTCGATTATATCAGTTGATAATATCACCGAATCAGAGGAAATAATAGACAGCTTTTTTGGTTCTATAAAATACACAGAGGAGGAAGATATTCTTTTCTTTAATAG